TCTTTTAAGAAATAGACACCATCACTGACAGCTAGTGGGGTAGTGTCGGTAATTTGTAAACCCATAACCACATCTGACTGAGTAGCATCACTTACTTTAAACCTGGCTTCAAAAAACGCTCTTTTTGAACTACTAAGTTTAAATGATTCACCTTTTAACTGTAAAAAGTCTAAATCATTATCACCTGCGGCATTAGTAAGTAATAGTTGACCACCAGCTCCTGAAGTTAATGCTTCAGTTGCAGAACCTGTGCCAGCTTCTGTTGTAGTGATAGTAAAATCACCTGAGTTGTAGGTCATAAAGTCATTAGCATATTGATAAAACAAGGTGCTAGACGGATTGACAACAAACATAGGAACATCTTTCTTATGCTTAGTTGCTACAGTGTTACCTGCATTTAATATTAGATTTTGAAAATGTGGATTTGCCATTATGAACTCCTTTTTATTGTATTAATGGAAACCTTGCGGCCCTCATCAAGCAAATTTATAAATCTCCTAAATTCTATACCTATTTTTCATAACTAGCAAATAAAAAAAGGGAGCCGAAGCTCCCTTACATTGTAGTTGAGTGAGAAACGCTACAATAACCCGTTCCTATTAAGCTCCTTGAGAACCATATACGGCTCTGAAGTTTGAATATCCGAATGAATATCTTTCTCTAGCTTTATATCTCATATTGCCTGTATCGAAATCACCTTCTAATGCAGTTTGCATTGGAGATCTTTCAAAATACTTAAACCCATCAGGGCAGTCAGTTTTTATGAAATAAGCATCTGTATCTGTTAGATAGTGATTAACTACATAACCTTCGGGGAGCATGGTATTCATGTTATTAATAGCATTAATATCATTATCTGAAGTACCAACTCTGCCTGGAGATTGTAGTAATCTATCAGCAACAAATACCAACTGTGGTGGAACAATTAACTTCATACCACGAAGTGCAATATTTAGACCTCTATCATCTGTAAATGTAGAGATACCAATTAATGCATCTTCAAGTGAAGTTTCATTCAAATCTGCCATAGTTGTTGCTCTGTTTGCTAATGAGCCACCGCCGCCTAAGGGATGATCTGTTGCAATCAAAGTTTTGCCATCACCACCAGCAACACTAAACGCATTGTTTAATACTGCAGCAGCTTTGATTTGCTTTGTATTTGCCATAGATCTTGCTAAAGCTTTGGTATATCTTGCACCGAGACGGTCATAAAGATTATCTTCGATTGCTTCTTCTGTTAATGCAAAAGCTAAAGCCACTGTTTCGTGGGTATAACGAGAAGTATAACCTTCATTAGCATTGTCAAATCTGACACCACTACCTTCAGCTTTTACTTCAGCATTACCAAACCCTACGATAAGAGTTTCTTCTTCAAATGCTCGATCAGAAGATTCAGTTTCGTAAATCTCTAAATGCTCAGCCTCATAACGTGCATATTCCATACCGAATAAAGCATTCAAACCAGGCTCTAATTCTTTCGCTAATTGCGCTCTATTTATTGCCATTTATTTATACTCCTGTTGGATCGATATAGAAGTGCTCATTAAACTTGACTATTACATTCACGTTTGCTGAACCCGTTGTACTGTTATCAGGATCACTAGAAAAGCCCATAATTCTAAACGTAGCAGTTGTAGCTGCTGTTGTTCCAGAAAGTTCCATAGCAGACATACCAGTTTTGGTAGAACCTGTGCTATAGGAAATATCTGCATTCAAACCGACATCAGTTTGAGCTGGAGAACCTGCACTTTGAATCTCAAATACAGCGTGGGGGTCATCATGTACGAATGCAACAATATCAGACGAAACTGTGCCATCGGGGTAATGTGAGCTAAAAATTACTTCTCCTGAAGAATTAGTAAACTTACAGCCTCTAAACACACCTAATGCTTCATCACCAGCTGCAGCTACTAAAATAGTACCAGCATTGGTCATTTTAACTAGGTCGCCTGAAAAAATGTTCCCTGATGCACCTGAAGCTATTTCATATTCAGTAGTACCATTAGAGGTAGGCCCTGAACCTAAAGCACCAACAAGTCTTGCACCAAATGGGGCATTCTTATTTGCCATAATAAATCACCTATTATATTTAAAATTTATATTTGGAGATCAACTACGTTGACCACCGCCAAAAGTTACTTTGCTACTTCTCTCAGGATTTAAAATCGGAGAGTTTGGATCAGATTCCCTGAGTAAGTCGTTATCTACCGCATCTTGCTGTGTAGATGCACGTTGCTGAAAGTAGGAGTTTCTTTCTTCACGCGTCTCATTAGGAATTTTTGCCAGTAACAAACCACCAACGGATATAACTCCTGCATGTTTGCCGTCATCTATCGTAGGAAGTTCAAAATCAGGTAACTCCTCGGCACGCACAAGGTCGAAACCTTCACGCATTCTTGCAGTTACATTTTTTCTATCTTCCGCGCCTACGAGTTCAGCACGTATCCACCTGTAGGTATAACCTTCAGGTGCAGGAGGAGTTTCCAACATTGATGGTGGGCTCCAAGGTTTGCGAGCTTCTTGTTTAGCTCGAGTGTCGGCAGAACGCGATGTTCTGTTTTTTGAATCAGTATTATCTGTCATATTAGTTACCTTTTAACATATTTTGCGTACTCTTTCAAAGGTACGTTTAATTTTTTTGCCATAGCAACCTCACTTGGTGACAGTTTTACCTGTCTTTTACCACTGGCTTGACCAGCTGTGCGGTTTGCTGAAGCAACCTTTTGTTGGGGTTTTGCTGTAGTAGTCCCCCCAAATTTTTCAGGATGGACTTCGCGGATTCTTTTATCTACTTCTTTAAAGTAAGCACTAGAACCCTCTACATAACCCTCTTGAATTAAATCTTTGTCTATTGCTTGGGCGCTAGTGCGCATCTCTGAATCATTTAAAAACCAAGGATTGTCATCTAACCACTGTTGGGTATCAGGATGAATAGCAGGCATTTCCACTTCTGTTTGTGGTTGTTCTGCGGCTACCTGTTTTTGGTACTCCACCCTTTGTTTGCCCTCTTGCACTTGGATTTCTCGAGCAGCAATCTGTGCTAAGACATCATTAGCTTCGGCAACTTTTTCATGATCTGCATTTTGTGTAGCTTCTTTGAGTGCTGCCAAAGTTTGTGCTTTTTGTGACTTCAACCTATTTTCTGTTTCAGTAAAGTTAGATTCTTGTAAGGTTACTGCTTGACTTTGCAAAGCTATATTTTGTTTTTGTAAGTCTTGTGCATATCTTGCTGCACTCTCTTGACCTCTTTCTGCCTCACGCAGTTTACGCGTAAGGGTATTTATTCTTTTTTGTACCTTTTCAGAATAATTAGTTAATTCATCTTCATCAGTTGTTTCTACCTCTGCAACCTCGGCAACCTCCTCTACTGGTGGTTCCTCGGCAACAACAGGTTCTGTAGTCGATTCGGTACTAGCCTCTGCAGGACTATCTAGTTCAACAATCTCACCCTCGACTTCAGGAGTTTCGACTGTGTTTTCTTGTTGTAGTGCTTCTTCCATTGTGCTCCTTATACTGCAAGAATGTCATCGGGGTCTAAAATAGTGGCAATCACCTCATCATCGTTGATAATTCTACACTCAGAATCATCACCCAAACGGAATCTTGCCCCAGCATATCTACCGATTAACACCCATTGTTTTTCCTGACACCAAGGTTTATCAAACTTACTGCTGTCCTTGTAACAGTCAGGCCCCATTTTGACCACATAACCGACTACTGTTGCTAATCTTTCACGATCAACAGTTGCTTGCACTAATTGAATACCACCATCTGATACCCCTTTACCGGCATAAGGCAGTATTAACATGCGCCAACCAGTAGGTTGTGGCATGCGATCTAAAATTGATTGTTCTAATAAAGTTGGATCCAACACCCTTGCGCCTTGATCAACATAACTTGTTTCTAAGATTGGTGCTGTAGTTGTCTCTTCTTCTTGTGGTTTTACTTTTGCAGCTTTTTCTGCTTCGATTGATTGTGCTACGTGTTCAGGTACGTGTATCTTGCTCATCTTGTATTACTTGCCCCAGCAGTTCTCTATATATATTTTCTGCATCGGTCAGAGAACTGTAACGACCGCGCAGAAACTCATATTGGGCAAAGTCTTTACACCCTGCCAACATGGTGTCCTTCACATCCTCTCGGCGTAATTCTATTTCTTTAAGAAATTTGTTACCTAACCAAGCTTCGGACACTAATAAACACCGGAAAACTTACCACCATATTCAGCAGCACCCATACCTCTGGCTTTACCTTTGCCCATACCAGGTTTTGGTGTGGTGTTGGTATCAAAAGTACCTGCGTTGCTTTTTAGGGGGACGTTTCCTTTGTTGCTATAACCGTTTTTATTGGTTAGCACCTTTGGTGTTTTTTGTTGATTAATTTCTGTTCGTTTAACCATGAGCAATATTATGGACAGTAAATTTTAGTTTTGCAACATTTATTGTCGATTTTGTAAATCTATTGCTTTCATGAGCCGTTGTTGTTCGAGTCTAGCTCTAGCAGTATCATCGCGCATTTCTGCTATTTCTTCAGTCAAACCTATTCTCTCGCGATCAATCTGTGCACGGCGTGCTGAGTCTTGGGCTTTTCTATTTTCACTAGCAACAAACTGTTGTTGTTCAATAGCAAGTTCCTGACCTTTCAAGGCAAGTTCTTGCTTACGAATACTTACCAGTGGATCTTCATCTTGCGGGGCACTTATTCTTTGGGTGTAATCAGCAACTAACTCGGCTAATATCGGACTAGCAAACTGTGCAATCAAAGCATTTAATTGGTCGCGCACAGGTGGTTGCTGTGCTGGTGACAACTGTTCTAATTGCTGTTCGAGTTGTTGCACTTGTGCTTGCACCTCAGGAGGCATCTGCTGTTGCCCTAAAATATCTGCTTTCATTTGTAGATGTTCCATAATGTGCGAATGTATTAGTGCCTGTATCGCAGCGTTCATTTGAACGGGCGGAGTATTGAGCAACGACATGTGAGTAGCTATATGGGCATCATGGTTTTGACGGGGAAAGGCCCGAGCTACATTACCCAGCAATAGTTGATTATTCTCAAACCCCGCCTCGACTGGTTGTGGTTCTGTATCCGGTGGCGGTGTTAGAATTTGGTCGATATTATCAACCCCAATAGCAGCATACATGCGTTTGTATGATTCGTAAATACCTCCTGGCCCATGCACCTCAGGATTAGTTTGCACGAGTTGCATCATTTCTTGTGCCATCGCAATCCTTTGGGCTTGACTGAATATATCAGGATTGGAAATAGGGAAAATGTCAATCCTGTCATCAAAATCACTTAACTTTACAGTATTGTCAGCATTTGCAATCTGATAGGGATATTCAGGGGGTAAATACTCTTGAAACACTTGAGCTAAGATTTGAAACTCTTTGCGCTGTGAATTATGTAATCTTTTATGAATTGCCGACAGCACCTTAGTTGAGCGCTCTAGTAAAGCTAAGGTTGTACCTACAGGGGCATTTGGGTTGCCTTGACCTACATTAATTTCTGCAATCGAAGCAAACCTTTGGCCTGAACTTACTAAAATATTTAATAAACTTAACAAAGTACCACTTGGTTCTTTGAAGGGTAACGGTTGAATGGATTCACGCAAAGAACCGCCAGGGGCATCGACATCACGAAACTCACCTGGTTGAATGGGGGTATCTTCATCTCTAATACGAATGCCGCGAGTTTTAAAACCTGCAGGCAAATTGGCTAACGTACCTGCATCTATCAGTTGGCGTAAGATCGAAGTAGAGGCTTTAGATAGACCCCCAATCATGTGGGTTAGACCAAAACCATAAAAACCTAACCCTGGTAAAAACTTATAATGCACAAAGTATTCAATCTTATTACGCAAAGGATCGTTCTCGGCATAGTTGCGATAAATACTTAAAACACTATTGGAAGCCGCGTCTAAAGTGACAATATAAGGCAACTTAACCCCAGTCATGGTGCCTTCGGCATCGACATCTTCAAACCCGGCTATATCTAAATTACAATGGACTTCATACAACACTGCGACTTCTCCAGTATCGTAACCTGGTTGCAGTCCTGCTAACTCATCAATCTCTTCTTTAACTTGCCCATAAGCACTAGTGTCATCACCATAGGTCAAATCTATTTTGCGATAAAACCCTACTGCTTGCTGTTTGGCAATCTCATTTTCAGGCATTTTAACCACATTAGTGATGCGCGGACAGGATTCTAAATCGGTGGTGTAGTAAGGCACAATTAAATCTTCAGGGGCAATAAACTT